GTTGTTGACCATTCCTTAGGTCTACATATCATTGTACTACAGCTAGACTAAAAAGTCAAGCATAATCTTGCTTATTCTTATCCCTGCACTTTACCCTTGTAATAACGGTTAGCACGGCCCTTAGCGCCTGCCTGTGCAGCGAGAGCTGGATCAACCTCGAATGATCGAGTGCCACGTCGTACAGCGCTTCCGCCCTTGCTCTGCATTTCCTTCATCTGCTTCTTGTAAGCTTCGAGTCCACCAGCCTTTTTGATTTTGGTTTCCCGGGCTTTTTTCGCACCTTCTTTTGATCCTGCCATATTATTCTCCGTCTATTAATCTCTTGAGTTCGATCTGCTGATTTGGTGTTATGTCGATGTTTCCAATTACCTCATTACTGATTGAATTTTTCAATCTCGACAGCCACTCTTCAAAATCTCCAGCTGCGTCCATATATCCCGCTTCGTCAGGATAGTCATTGCCATGAGGACGCATATGTCCAAGTTCTTCTTCAAGAATCCTATCTAAAGCTTTATCCCATGTAATTGCACTCACAGTAATTGCTCCTGTTTATTCTTTAAAGCGATAGGTAATGTTTCGCGTGACGTGTTCGCCATGACCCAGGCGTACACTCTTTGATGACCATCCTTTTTGAGTTCACGTGCCATCAGTAAGTCGCAGTATACACGAATCTTTGATTTAAGCGCAGCATCCTTCGCTGTGTTTTCAAGAAGATCCACCAGTGATGTGACCATCTTGCAATCCTTTGCATTGCATATCAGGTTTGTGCCGGATAGAAACTCCCATTTGTGTTTGTGCTCGATCATAGCAAGCTCGCCTGTTCTGCTGGCACACCTGGGCGTAATCCGACTGGTTTATTATTGTCGTCGAAGTATTCAAACCGTGTTGATATTTCAAACATATCGGTTGCAATGTCTCGCAGACTCACCATCTCGGGTGATCGTTCAACAATTCGATTATCTTTCACCAAGACGTATGCGTGCATCTGCTTCTTGCCTCTTAGAAATTCCCATCCATTGCGAGTGATCAACCATTGGCCTTTGATTCGCTTGTTATCGGCGTCTCGTATCGGTGTAATCAGGCCGTGGTATCTCAGCTTTTGAAAGTTGTTGAACAGTTGGAATTCTTCCGGGCCACATATCTCCCGGACCATGAAGTTATTATCCATCGTCTTCACGACATGATCGGCTGCACGGCGCAGCATTGTCAGCTTCATCCGGTTCAGCACTTCTTTGTGTGCTTGCTTTACTTTGTGGATCTCACCACAGGTGCAGAAGTGATCGGTCACTATGATGTCCTCCAGTTTTGTGGATGACTGTGGTCGGCCTCGATATTTTGCCACTCATCTACTTCAATTTCTCGATCACTAAAACAGATTCTACACTGTTGCTTGCCGACAGACCAATCACGAGGTGCAGAAACTCTGTTCTTCCATTGGTGCTCAACCAGATCATTCGCACAATCTGCTCGCTCTGTCGAGTATGATACTTGAACTACTCTTTCTAGCAAGAAAGTATTTCCGCAATTCCCACACTCAGTTTGTATCCATTCATCTCTTGTCTCTGTTGCAATTTCCCACGAATCAGATTGCTCATGGTCACAATAAGGACAGACAGCCTCATCATTCATTAAATATTTAACGTCGCTCATATTACCCCCCTATTTATAAAAGCCCTGGAGCCGTTCTGATGATCGTGTACTCGGATCCTGATAAAGCATGTCGCCGTAGCCCGTAAGCTTCTCAGCGCCGCTCTCGTCAAGGATGATACGGCTATTTGTTGCCGTAGTTACGGCGAATGCAATCTTCGTTGGCACGTTCGCCTTGATCAGGCCGGTAACTACATCAGCACTTGGTCGCTGCGTTGCGAGGATCAGGTGGATACCAACTGCCCGAGCCTTCTGACTGATACGAATGATCGAATCCTCGGCGCTTGGTGGAGCTGTACTTTTAACGGTCGCACCAATCGCACTGCGCAGCATTGCCTGTGTGACGTTACCGGTTGAACTTTGGTAGAGTGCATTTCTTAGATTCTCAGTCAGCACCTTGTAGTCCATCGACTCAACGCTTGGAGACATGTCGGTCATCATCAGGTCGGCGAACTCGTCGACAACTGCGATCACTCGTGGCATCTTGCCTTTATAATCGTCAATCGAACGGACACCAGCCTTGCGCAGGATTGTATATCGCTTCTCCATCAACTTCACTAAGTCATCGAGTGCCTGGACCGCTTCTAAAGGCTCTGTGATGATCGGACGCATCAAGTGCGGCAATCCTTCGTAAGACGCAAGCTCCACCTGTTTAGGGTCGATCAGGACCAGCTGTAGCTCTGAAGCTTTCAGTTGGTTCGTCAGGCTGTAAAGAATCACGTTCAACATAACCGACTTACCAGATCCAGTCTGTCCGGCGATCAAGAGGTGAGGCATCTTCGTCACGTCACCGTAGTGAACTTCACCGAAAATATCTTCACCTATCGGAATCAAAGTCGTTCCCGGTTTCAGGTGCTTATCTTCAAGGTTGATAATGCGGCGCTCTGGGTTCGGGATCTCGACACCAATTAAGTCAGTACCAGCGATTGGCGCTTCGATACGAACTGATCTCGCCTTCAAAGCGATAGACAAGTCATCACCACGCTTGGCAATAGAGCTCATTGACACACCTCGGTTAGGCTTGAATGTGTATCGAATTACCGATGCACCCTCGTAAGTATTGCCGATCACTCCACCAATACCGAACTCGATAAACTTCTTGATGATCATCTCTTCGTTCGTACCGGTGTCTTCACCGACATCAATCGTGACGTTCCTGGGAGCAAACTTATCCACAGTATTTATCTTGCGGCGAATCTTGCTCTCGTCGAATCCTTCTTCCATATTCGAAACGATCTGCATTGATTCCATGCCGTTGATGTAGTCGCTTGGGTTCGGGAAGAACTTGGCATTATCATCGTTGACATAAGAGAAGACGTTCGTGATGATCTTGTGAGCGATCGCAGCAAACTCTAGTAATGATTGACGATCGTATTCAAATCCACGCGTCTGTGGTGTTCCGTCGCGGTTCAGAGACTTCTTTACCTCGATAAACTCAACTGACTCAACCTTCTCACCGTATTCTGCTTCTGCGAGGGCCAGGTAGATATAACCTTGAAGCAGATATTTGTAATTCTCAACGAACTCAGGATCCATTGGATCGTTTGTTGGTGAAGAATAGAAGGCAACAGTCTTCCAGTCCTTGAGTCGAAGCATACCGGTTTCGCCACGAGTCACGAGGTCAATAATTCCAACCATAGGAACTGTGTTGATCGAGTGCTCCATGCGCTTCTCTGTGTCGACTACATCGTACTGTAACGCCTCTTCAAAGTATTTGTTTACCAGTGAGGTATATTCTTTCAACATCTTCTCACGGTTTCCTGTCTTGCCGTAGTCGATCTCAAAGTCGCTGACGTTGTTGATCTCAGCAATACCAGCCTCAACAGCCTCCTGGATGCTCTGTGCTGATCCAGGTTGGTAAAATACCTCCATCGCCTTGTGAAATGCCGTACCGACGATGAGAGACGGTGATTTAGAGTTATCGTAGACCCGGGCGATGTACCTTTTTTGGAACTCTACTTGGTTGCGAAGGAATGTGACGATAGCTGAATAGCTTAAATGATCAACCCTATTCACTTGTCACCTCTTCGCCTTCGATAACGTTTGTTCGTGCGATCTCTTCTTCTATGTAAATACCAGAGATATCAAAGCCCTGACGAATAGCGTTCGCCTCGGCACATTTAATAATCATCACGCGCGGCATCTTTGCCCATGTGCTCGTGAGGTTGCCTTCCTTATTTGTTTTGGCAAACTCATCAAACATAGCAGTGTATCGTGTGACTTCAACAGGAGGAGTACTCTTGTCGTATTGTCCGTAGACTGGAACGGTTGCACTGATAATAGTCTTGCCATCTTCACTCATCACAACATCAGCGGCGCCGGTGTGCGTGTATGTTCCACCTTGGCGGGCAAGCTTACGAAGCCCATGAATAGAAACGATAGGAGTAAGAATTTCACCCTTCTCTCGGTCCCACATATAAGTGGCGTATATTTCTTTCTTAAAAGGGTTGAGACCGTACTGACTCGCCTGTGCCATAAATAGCTTCAAGTCACTGATCGGTCGAAGTTGTCCTTGTTTGTTGAGACCAAGAATCGACTTGTGAATCGTTGCGATCATTTTCTCTTTACTTGCCTTGGTATTATCAGAAAGCATACCGACTGTGAGTGGCACTACATCCTTATAGATACTTATTTTCTTCTGTGCAGACGCAGCTTTAGCGTCCTCCTCTGTTTTTATTGCCATTGTAACCATTCCTTTCGCTTACTCTTTTATTGTACTACAGCTAGAAGAATATTACAATAATGAATTTCGATTATGCTATAATTCAAGGAAGGCGTGAGGTGATTATCTTTTAGTTGTTTGACTGACTTATAGCAGAAGAACACACTCGTTGATGACCATTCCAACCTCGCGCTGAATGAAAATACCAGACTTAGGCTACACACCTTCCCATCTGGTATTTTTGTTTTATATAGACAAGTTGTACACAGAAAGTCCACAGTCATAAGCATGTTGGTGTTGGCACCTATATGGTTCGTGGGTTATTATAGTAAGTACCGAAGTCCGTAATCAGACTTTGGGGTATAAGATAATCCGGTGCAATTTAAAAGAAGCTCTCATAAAGCTTCTTAATATAGTTGCGTCCGTAATCACCTTTTATTATAACAGGTGATAATTTCCTATGCAAGATGTGGGGAGTCCCTGATCTTAGGCTTCTGGTGCATCTATATAAACAACCAGATAATAAGACTCAACGTTTTAGGCTATCGTAAAGCCTGCATTGTACTGAATACACGCTCTTTTACAACTAACATATTAAAAATAGACGATTTCTATAATGTACTCAACCACATCTATATAACGGCTATACAGTCCTATGTTTTTAAACCCCACGAATTCGTTACCTTTAGGACTTATTCAGGGATTGCTTCATTACAATAACTCCCCGCTGTTACACACACGGAAAGGAGTCGCTTAGAGTGTTCTGATATAATACGAATAGATGCAGATCGCATCACCTGTCAGAGAGGACAACAAATTATGACCGCTACGAGCGGAATTGGTTCTACTACTTAGGAGGTGATCTCAGCATCTCGCGTGTACTGCGATAGTGTACTCCTTTCTTTCCCTTAGGATGGAAACGTCTTGCCCCTCGGACGTTAAACGAGGGGCTTTTCTCCTTTATGAATATGCTACAATAAAAATAGTCGTTGGACGACCTTGCAACATACTAGCTCTTATACGAACGCAAGAACCCACTACATCCTCTGAAAGAACTTCGTTGGTGCGTGGCGTACGCAATCACAGGGCATACCGCACTAGCAAGGCAATCCCTTCGACCGATCTTCGGATCATTAAGGTAGTGCGGTAAGAACTTATAAACAAAGACCCCGGTTATTCCAGGGTCTTTTTATATTGAGACGAATATCTTTTGTTTCTTGAGGCCATTTTCTTTCAGCAGTTCATCGTACGACTTATTCTTTTTAGAACTGAGACTCAAGAGTAACTCATCCTCGCGTCGACAGTGCTCTGTACAGTACAGCTTTGTCGTAGGTTTACCGCAGAATGCGCAGTCGTGCGTGTTGGACTTTCTTTTTACGAACTCGATCAGAGGGCGGTTGCTGAGAGCCTCGTCTTCTTTCTGTTCATCTTTAATAACTGCAGGTTTTTTAATGCGCTTAATATCGTTATGCCTCTTGAAGCATAATACTGAGCAGAAATTATCATGCCTTGCTCTAGGGCCGACGTCATTGTCGCACTCGGTACATCTAATATCTGGAGAGGGTTCGTATACCGGATCTTCTGAATATAATTCAAGCCCCTTTTTCTTACGTGAGGACTTAACTGCACCCCATCGGTTGCCACACACTTGTGAACAGAATTGATCACTGCGATAGATATTACGGTTGATCGGTTCTTTGCGACAGTTGATGCAGTAGCGCTGACGTGGATCTGAATCAACTTCTTTCTTTACTGGGATATATTTAGCTGCTTCTGTGCCACCGTGTCTCTTGCATAGCTCTCCGCGCTTTATACAGAATCCACAGGCCTTCCCAGGAGAGAGTGAAACTACTTTCGGTTTTTCGACTTCAATTATCGGTATAAGGATATCGTTCGACGGCGCCGGAAGAATGATCGTTTCCTTTTTAGGAATTCCAACATATCTTTGGATGTCATCCAGAATCTTTTTGCGTTCATCCGCAACAGCACTATCAATAAACTCTCGAAGATCTGATTTGAATCTGTCGAGTAAAAGGTCTAAGCTGTCCGGCGCATTACTCATGTCAAAATAATAGCATAAACAAAAAGAAAGCGCCTCCACAAAGTAAGTGGAAGCGGTATATTTATCCCCAGTCAGGGCCGGATTGCTTTCTTCTTATACTGTCATTTCATGCACTCTGCAACATGATGCACGAAATGGTCTACGCTTATTCTAGTCCTCACCAGGAATAATGCAAGGGTTTTCCGCCCACTTTTGCACGGCCTCTGGTGGGTTGGGATATTTATCCACAGAAGCATCGTAGAAGCCCGTGGTTATTGCTATCTCACCGAGTCGCTCGATACCACTTCTTGGTGATTTACCTACCTCGGGTGTTGCGTGAAGGCCTTCCATTATTTCTGTAGGAATGTTGGTGCAATACCATTTAGATCGTTATTGTCACTCTTACGGATGTACAGGTCAATGCCTTTAATAACGAAACCAATCACCGCAAGTACGAGCAGTGTAAGATCTATTGTCTGTCCTAAAATGCTGATGGTAATATTTGCGATATCTCCACTTGTGAGTAGTGACGTCAAGAATGTACCAACTAATGCTAGGAGTCCGAACCATACGAATCGTCCAAATGATTTGAGTAATTCGATAATTGCTTGCTTGTCCATTTCTTTCCTCGTTTCTTTATTATTACTACGGCTTATATGTGAACTTACTTAGCCACTCAATTATAACCTCTATGACACGTTGAATCCATGACTTTGCATCTTCACCTGGTGTAGGCTCTAGGGGCTTGTCAGGCGCCACATAAGTGCCTATTGCGGTGATTTCTGTTATGGGCTGCGGACTTACTGTATCACTTTTAACCGAGCGTGATGTTTCAATACCATTCGTATACGTAACGACATAGACAACAGTACGATTCCCTTGAACACCCACCTGGGTGATCTTTGTTTCATCTTTTGGAACAGTGCTATCTTCGACGTTCACTTTCTCAAATGGCACTATTTCCGATACAGTTTCTTCTTTAATGGTTATAACAGGCTGAGGTGGCCACAGAATGTTGTTCCACTTGTCGGGATTATTAATCATGTCGATAAGCGTATTACGTTGATCGCTGATCCTAGCAGGGCATGCGGTCGCGTACACTTCTTTGTGAAGCCATACCTTCAGCGCACCGCCCAGTTCGTTATCAATATCTCGAAGGAAATCCGCCAAGCACATCAATGCCTTGTCGGGCAGATTTTTGTTCAAGTAGTTTCCACAGATCTCCACACTTGAAGACATAACATTATAGTCCCAGTTACCGACTGCCCATGCGACGTTCTGCCATGGCCGCGCTATAAGGTCAGTAAGTCTCCACCCATATTTATTTCCATCCTTACTATATTCACGGAGGGTGAAGTGTGCCTGTGCATATGTCAGCTGCCCTGGGCGTGACGGGTGTTCGTGCATAGGGTTGATAGCGCCACCACTGTATGCACGGGCCTTGCCTGTGTCTGAGTACCAGTCTTGAACCTGGATGTCTTCTGCATTTACAAAGTCAGGACCTGTTGAGTGGTGCAAGAAGAAATAATCTACTGGATATCGTCGTTGGCCGTCATTCATGACTGTGCCTTTTGATCTACCCAGATTGCTTCGGGGATTACGCCCGCGCCGTGGCCGTCAGCTGGGACATCAAAGCCCTTACCTTCTTTAAGCTGTGCCTCTTGTTTCTCTTCGAAGGCTAGGCGAGTCACCTCTCTCGCGGTGTTTATTTCGTCAGGTGTTGGTGCTTGTGCCATGAGTCCTCCTTAACAATCTTTAAATGCGTGCGGGTAATAATTACAAGGTTGAATATATAGGCGATCTATTACAGGATAATAATATATTACTAATGCTATAAAAGCTATTCCACAGATAGATAAAAAACTTACTACGATTACTGCGAGTACTTTGAGAAATGTTTTCATTTGTTGAATGCCACCTGAATAATATAAGTAATGAGACCTATCACAGCAGTGAATAGTGTGAACATCAGTCCAATAGTTTTTGCTAAAGTAGTTGGTTTGGCGCTTTCATCTGTGGATACAGGCTGAGGTATAGCCGCTTTTTGCGCGGTGGTACCGTTCTGTCTGACATACTCAGCAACTGCTTGCTGGTCACTAATGTATTTTTCGGCCCCTTTTAGGCGTTTATCAAGACCTTCTATGAGTGGTGTAAATTTGCGGTCGATAGATTCTACAGCTCGAAGGATCTCAGAGTTGGTTGGTTCTTGCATAATATCGTCCTACTAATTTTCTGTTTTATTTTTTTTCATTAACTTGCCGAATCCATCGACAAAGCCTTGTTTATTGTAGTTTAGTACACTTATGACGATACAGATGACCGCCAATAAAAATGCGAAGCTATTAATATACCGAGCTATTTCCGTTGGAAGCAACTCGGCGAATGTGAAGATTCTACCAATAGTGAGCACGGCTAATGCGAAAAATATCCATTTAAATACAGTTTGACCAACAGCAAGGTACAGGGGGTTGTCTTTTGGATGAGCCATTTTCCAGCATATAACTGCTAGAGTCATCATTGCCGCTGTTCCAAGTATCTGTAGTAAATCCATATATTATCCCAGTGGAATGACAGTTATTTTTCTATAGGCAAAACGCCCTGTACCGGCGCTTACTTTGTATACTGCAGTAAATATGTTTGCTCCAGCAGTAAGTCCAGTTACTAAGAAGGAGGCATCAAGACCGTCAGTACCTGATATAAAGGCGTCGTTAATACGACGCCTGGCTGAAAATGAATCACTCGCAGCCACTGTTGACGCACCACTAATAACAAATCCCATAATTGCCTCAAGGTTTGCGATATTTCCACCAACAAAGGCGTGCACAATAACCAAAGCGACTCCACCAGGTCCAATCGTAGCGGTGACTGCAGGGCCTGGAGTTGTGAGGGCAACAAAAGCTGCACTTGCAGTGTTCTCACCTGTTATAACCTCGTTAGTAATTCCGCCAAGAGCCAACTTAGCAGCGGTTACATTGCCGTTGGCGATCTTTGTTGTTGTTACGGCAGACGTGTTGAGACCTGTACCCGCAGCTAGAGCTTCAATGTTCTCAACAAGATCATTCAATTCAGCGGCCGTCAAGATATCAAACGGCGTAAAGCTCATTGCAAGATTGGGTAGTGCCATAATTAATTTGTCTCCTATACTTCTGTTCTTATTATATCAAATCAACCTATGCTTCGTCGGCATAGTCTCGCCGTATCACATTCACATCAAAGGCAGGGAAGTTCTGCGTTACGCCAGACGTGTTTACTAAGTACATTGTAATTGTTGCGACACCTCCGCTTATCGAGACAGTAGTAGAGATTGTCTGTGTGTTACCGCTATACTGCCGGTCGCGGTTTGGTATCTTTACATAAGTAGCGCCGTCGAGTGACACATTAATCCAGAGAGAGAAGAATCGCGTTAGTGCTGAGAGTGGTACAAAAAATGTTCGGCTAGTATAAGAGCCTACACCTACAGATACTCCAGGTGAATTGTATGTATTTGTGTAAGGAGTGTTTGTCAGATACTTCCTCGTATTGTCATCTGTCTCTCGAATAAAATCTGCGGGGTTAATCATTGTAATATATCCTCACTTTAACATTTACGTTTCGGGACGGTGATGAAGGACGAAGGGAAACGGTAACGTCAGTTGGAGTTGCGGAATATTGGCCTCGAACCTGTTCGAATGTCCCTAAGCTATTATCTGTCAATTGCAAATCAGTTAAAGGCTTCCATAGGCCCATCAGAGACGGCTGTACCCATACACGAGCGTCTGGGTACCCGCCGGCAGCATGTGGAACCGATTGACTCACGATACCGGACGTAGACGTAGTAATCACGATATCCGTGTCGATGTATTGTTTTTGGTTATTGGCATCTGTACTTGCTAGGAAGTCTTTTAGATCCATACTAACTCCTCGACACCAAGTCTACTAAAAAGTTTATCGTGACCGCTCCAGCCGTGTAGTTCGTACACACAACGTAAAAGTTTGTCTCGTCGACATACACATCAACCTCTGTTGTTTGGAATGTTGGTTGTGCTCCGCTCGTATCTGGAGGTGTCACACCGAATGGGTACCAGTTGGATCCGTTTGACGACCAAACGCCATCAGGCATAGATTCGAATGACAACCCATGAGCCACTGGCCATATTGTGCGTCTCGGCTGGAAAGCTCCATATCGTGCAGCTGCCGAAAAACTTCCGGGCACTCCGGTCTTCATCAGCTTGTCACTAGGTGCGTCGCTTGTATCCAGAAAATCCTGAATAGCCATGACTTATATAACCTCGCCGAGCGCCGTCCGAATATCTTTTCCAGCCTTAGAGAATCCACTAAAAGGCCGATTGTCAGTAGTTGATATTCCGAACCTACCTCTATAAAGATTGGTAGCAGGGTCAATTGTATTAATTCCTCGCGTATCGACTAGAGTCATCTCACGTCCTTGATCGTCATTATAGTGCGAACCCTGTCGGTCATGCACCTGTATCTCGTTCTGAGTGTCTGGGTCACGAATTACCATGCGACCACGACCTTCTTCGATTTTGATTTCACCATTCAAAGTAGATACGGTATTTTGTCCGCTGTATTTGGTGACGTCGCTTACGAGAGAAGGATCTATCATATTCTTATTATACCAATTATGGAGCTAGGACATCCGTGCCATTAAGAACCGACTGATCTAGCGTGAACCAGTCGCGAGGCGTGTACCTCTTTACTTTAATGATTTGAGTGAACTTAAAGTCACGGAGTGAGTTGCTAATCTTGATAATGCGATATAGTCCGTCGTACTGCTTATAATCGACTTCAACGATGTCGCCGAGCTGAAGCGCTGGGTTTCCCTTTACTTCGAGATCAAGGATCGAAGCATACTCTGCATATTCATCAAGGATAGTGAGTCCAAGCGATTGCATCTGATCCTCTTCTTGGATGAAGTTGTTGTCGATAGGGATCGGCTTTATTTCGTACTTCTCAATACTTGGTGGGTATTCGATAGTTCTAAGTACAGTGTCATAGACCTTCGCGGGTTGTCCCCATAACTCAAGCTGTGCAATATCGACTGGGAAAGCATTATCATTTTTAAACACAATGTCATAGCTATTGGTTTTTAACTCTACTGAGTCAACTGAAACATTCAGGCTGATATTATCGCCATTGGAATTTTCTGCTGTGAACCAGGATACTCCAGACACCTCTCCAATAACCGGCTCTTCAACGGTGAGACAAGGATCAGTGAGATCAGCCTGGAATACATAGGTTGAGTTTGCAGGCACCACGTTTGGGGTGCCACCTTCTGATTTGAGATAGACGGTCTGGTATTCCTGTACTTCACGTAGTTCTGCGGTGAAGTTCACCTGGTTAATAATCTGGTCGTCACTTGATACTTGAAGGTCGACAATTGAACTCGTATCAAACACATATGACGAAGTTGTCGGTTGTTCAAGGCGAGGACGGAAGACGATAATCCCTGTCTCAGATAGCCAGAGCATACCCATCTCGGCCTGCATAAGCTTGCGAATCACTTCACCAGCTGTGATCTGATCACGTTCGAAGAACAGGAATGGAATGACATTACGTGCCTTTGCGAGGTCGTATTGCTCCGGCGCCAAACCAAACTGCTGGAAGATATTTGCGAGCACCTCATCAGTGCGTACGTTCTGCATGGCGATGGTGTTTCGAATATTCATCTCATAGATCATGGTAAGGAAGTCGAGTGCGGTGAACACTGCAGTCTTTGGCCGTTGTCCGATTACTGGCATACCTTGAGTAAGTCCCACGAACTGCGGCACTGTCATATTTCCGAATCCGGACAGTAAACGAACTGGGCGCTTCGGAAGTATATAATCTTCAATCGGTGATCCACCTGCAGGTGTGAAGTAGTCGTCCGTATTGCTTACCTCGAAGTCCGCGCGAGCGCTCACTACTGAGTATGGGAACAATAACTCACGATCCCATGACATAGAGACGATGCGGTCGCTGTAATCCTTGTAGAGGTAATAGTCCCAGGCCTGGATCGGGTTGTCATCGCTAGGGCCAAGGACATCTACGCCGTCCAGTACTGAAGTGTTAAGTGTGAAAAATGTCACAGATGGATCAAATGTTTTATCAAAAGACACTCGAAGACCCCAGGCATTCGGCCGGACGTTGCCTTGTGCGTACTGGTTAAATAAAGCGGGTACTATCTGCATTATGGATTCTGTTTACTTTCTCTGAACGATACAGTTACGGCCTCAACTGTTCCACACTGGTCAATCACTGTCTGTGGATTGAGTGTCATGCGTGCAGTCATGTCGGTGATTCCAAGTTCAGTGATTGTGATACTTGGATATTCGAAGAGAGTAAACTGACGATCGTAGTATCCTTTGATTATGTTGAACTGGGTTTCTGTAAGATACGACCACGTGTGAGACGCCAGGAGCTTCTGCACAATGAATTCCGTATACACGTTGAAGTCTAGCGTCGTAACGTCCGTAGCACCCTCAATAGTGGCCAGGGTGAGTGGAATTTCAAGCGGAGGGAGCGTAGCGCTTCCTGTTGAGTCGGTGATGATTATTTCGTACATTATGCAGCCCCCACTGGTTTCATGAATCCTCTTTGTTGTAATGACTCTTCTTGACGTTTGGTAACGATCTCAGCAAGTCGTCGCTCGTCTTGTGGTGAAGACACGATCACCCCTGAGATATGGTTGTGGATTTCCACAGTTTGTCCACCACCTCCACCGCCGAGGGTATTGATTGCTTCAGGCTTTGGAAGTCCTGTCGCCTGGTTGACCATTGACTGCGGAAGAACGTATTCTCCCTTGTGAACGACACCAGCTGTCTCGTTAACGCCACCCTGGCCTGTGAATCCACCCGTTGCATATCCACGACCAGAGATCAGCGCCTCAGCTCGTCTGTATTCGTCAGTCTTACCAAGCACACCAGCCTGGAGTCCGGCTTCAAGGAATGGGAGGACTGTCTTTCGGAAATTCTTGGCAACGGCATCCTGTTGTGCTGTAGTAAGGTTGAATAATACCGGAGCAGCCGCGGCGTTGTAAGCGTCTGCATAACCTTGTCCTGTCTGTGTACCCTTCTCAATAGCGTCGAGGCGTTGCTGTTCGAGGGACTTGAGCTGCTCGTCACGACTACGTTTTAGCTTCTCTATCTCATCAAGCAGGATAACATCACGAATCGCGAGTACGTCATCTCGGTGCTTTTCAAGCAGTGCAAGCTCTTCGTTGAGCTTCTTTTCGTTCTCCGCGCGGCGCTGTTCATATTCCTGGGCTTCGAATGAGGTCTGAGTATCGAACTCAGATTGACGGAGTTCCGTCTGCTTTGCATATGCAGCATTCTCTTTTGCCAAGGCAAACTGCAACTCTGCGAGCTGCTGAGCATTGGATGACTTATTGTACTTTGTGAGGAAGTCAATCTGGTTCTGGAGTGCCTTCGTCTTCTTCTGGTGTTCTGCAGTTTCTCTGAGGTTCGTTGATTCAAAGTCGTTAGTACGAGTTGCATATGACTTCTGGTATGCACGCTCTTCGTCGGCAAGGCGCTGTGTGAGCTGTGCAATACTTTCATTCTTGTCTTTAACTAGTTCGGCAAGTTGCTCGCGGAAGTTATCACGGGCATCCTGCATCTGATCGTCGATCTTCTTGAGTTGCTTGGCGAGGTCTTTTGCTTCGTCACTTGATCCACCAATGGACTTTTGCATCTTGCCTGCAGAGTCTGCAGCGTCAGCAGTTTCTTCAGCAGTGCCAGTCATTCCATCGAATAAAGAGTTCACGGCGAATCCAGCGGCAACACCAAGTGCTGTCGCGAGCAAAGAAAGACCACCTGTGGCGACCGCCTGAGCGACCGTCAGTGCCTTCAATGTCGTGATAATGGTTCGGATACCACGTACAACCAGCGGAACGACTGTGATGACCGTACCGAAGGCGACGACACCTGATCCAACTGAAAGGATTGCATCCTGGTTCGTACTAATGAATCCGGCCAGGCTTCCGACGAGATCTTTACGGAGCATGTTCGATAGATCACCAAGACGGACCTGTAGTTGATTTGTTGCATATTCGAACTGCGCATCTGCACCGGCGGCTGTGTTGGTCAATTTTGCCGCGTCGCCTACCTGAGCGTTAGTCTCGCGCACGATACCGTTTAGGATAGCCATTCGAACACCAACATCAGTAGAGGCCTTCATAAGGTCTTGAGCGCTGTATCCTGCTTCTTCAAGTATCACCGATAGGTTCTTTGTAACACCAGCGTTATCAACCAGGATTGAGTTTCCGTTCTTCACACCTTCTGTCGCAGATCGTACGGCTTCACCGAATGATAGAGAGTTCTGACGGCCGAATGCCGCAGAGTCTTTGAACCTGTTCATTAGGAGTGTTGCTTCTTCGAGACCATATCCGGCGGCGAGAAGGTTCTTTAGTCCTGTCGCGGCATCTGCGAGTGGAAGGAGTCCGTCTTCGGATAGTTGTTTAGCGGCGTCCAGTGCCTTGTCTGATTCACCTGTGAAGGCTGTGGCCACTGAGTCGAGTCCCAGCATTGCTGACTGGAATTTATTGGCAGAGTCTATAGAATCACCCAGGAAGTTTCCTACCTTCCTGAGTGCGACTAGAGATACTGTCAAAAGACCGAGTTGAGTGATCGTACTCGCAAGTGATCGGTCGATATTGCTCGTCGCATTGTTGATAGCTTTTTCAGAGTTACCGAATGAAGTCTTGATAGCCTGTTCAGCCGACTTTGTACCAGCTTTAAGGGCCGACACGTCGATGACGACAGAATAACTAATCTTTCCGACTTCTTCGTTTCCGTTCATTCTACTACCTTCGATTTATTGATAAATGTCTTCATGCCCTTATTGAAGGACTTTGCATCTTTATTGGCGTAAAAGTTCGCCAACGACTCTTCATAAAGATACGAGTACCAAACCTTCTTACTCGCCGCAACCAGGTCGATCGCTTTCGAGATGGGGATAACCCCGGTCTCGATCGCGACAATACCTTCCCAGCCGAAGAACTTACCGAATTCCGCAAGGAAATACATCTCTGGCGATACCTCAACGTCTGTCGAGCTATCCATGCCTTTGAGCTTATTTACCTTTGCGAGTTGTTCTGGTGTTAACTCAGGCAGTCTTGGCATTCGAGGTGTCCTCTGGTGCTTCGTCTTCCTTTGGAATGATGTCAAGGCCAGCTTCTACAGCCTGCACGATGCGTGTGACCTCGTCTGGCGTGAGTTCTTTGATCAGGGCGATAGATAATGATCCGTCGCCTCCATCATCGAATACAGACGCTTTCACCTTCATGCGATCAGCTTCAAGCTTTTCGATCTCATCAGTGATTGCAGAGAATTCTTTCTCGTCAAACTCTTTGCCCTTCTGGACGTTCTGAAGCTTGATGATCAATCGGTTAGCGCTACGTGAGAGCTCATCGAGTGCAAGTTCAGCACCTCCGGTCAGACGGTGAATTCCGAAGACGTGTCCCTCCGGCTTCACTGAAAATTTGATCAGTGCTTTTTTTCTAAGATCGTGGATGTCTAGTTCTAATAATCCCATGGTACTCCTTTAGAACTAATTATAGCAGAGGGGGCGTTGCCGCCCCCGTGCTAAATTAAGATCCTGTGACCGCGATCCAAGTCTGTGTATCTGCATCCCATAGGCTGCGGCGGTTAAGCTCACCAGCACCAAGGCTGATATACACACCATCTGCGTCAGGTTGGACGTAGAGAGTAACTTCTACGCTAAGGCCGTCAGTAGCGTTGATCGTTGGGTTCCAGTTCATGGCAACCTGTACGTTCTTCATGTGCTGGTCGTTGTTTGAATCTTCATCACATACGTAGTGAATATTCGCAACAACAGGCTCTTTAGTCACACAGCTACCAGTTCCGAGCTTGATGTTTCCACCAGTTCCGGTACCAGTTGGGGCGTTGTAAAGATCAGCCCAGATGTTCTGGAGGTAATCCATGCTAGGCACGAACATAGTAAATGTCAAAGTTGATTCATCGAAACGACCACTTGGAGACGTTCGGTTTCCACCGAGGGTTTCACTTGATCGTGTTCCTTCTGTAAAGTTCGGGGTGATATCGCCAAGCAGGCTTGCTGGGATAACTGCGAGGCCAAGGGCCAGTTCTGCAGCACCACCGAGAATAGTTTCGTTCACGTTATTGCTCCTTTTTATAAATTACTTGGGCGCTTGCCAGATAGATCACTCTATCCGCAGAGTCCACCCCTACGTTACTGATATTGAATGTAGGGACGATAATTGAATTTTTGTACACTGTTTCGGAATACTTACGTACCAGTGGAAGATCACATACGGGATAGCATTCTTTGGCAAAGAATTCGAGTATCGCTTCCAAGCGTTTAGCGCCGTCCAGATCGTTGGATCCGCGAGCGTAGAGGTCAAATGCCTGTGTAGTCATCTGTCCTCGTGTCATCGCATCACCTCGGCTCATGATGTATACGCCATCCTTCCCCAGAGGGAGCTTCTCAAACCACAATAGATTTTCGCCGGACTCTTTGCCGGTGAGGGAAAGTGTACCGAATCCATTGTCTTCTAGGAGCTTTAAGATGTGTAATGTGATCATTTGAACTTAGGCCTTTCGCCGTTAACGTACTTAATCTTTTGCTTCGAGACCGCTTTACCTGCACGCTCCAAATATTTCAGAGTGTGTGGGTTTTTCTTGTTCTCGTAGTGTCTTCGTTTTGCATACTTTACGGATACACCACCGCTCGATCCACCAAAGGATACAACGAATGCAGCCTGGGCGATCTTCTCGATCCTCCCACTGTTCACGAGGTGTCCTTTGTCTTTCGGTGCGAGCACCTTTGCGAATCGGTCCACATCCGTCGCCATTTGAAGGGCTACGTTGTCAGCGTTTCTCGTGGTTTTTGACAACCATGATGACGATAACCTTGATGTGAACTTAGCTCGAACTGCCATCACTCACCGCCAAATCTTCGGCCTTTAGCGTCAAGCGATAGAATTCCAGTACGTTCGTATCGAAATTGAATCCCTCAACCTGTCCGATGATCCGATAGTCAGCTTTAGAGCCGTTCTTAGTGGCCCTGATGCCATGCCCTACGAGAAACTCGTTCTTATCGCTTAACGCTTGCACGGTAGCGATAAAGGGCTCGTCCGGGTGTATATGCAGTGTCGCGTCACTCTGTCTCGTTTCCATGTTATTGGTCTGGATCATACCATCACGTTCCTTAAAGATTCCAGTTGTGTCCGTTGTGGCCTCAACCGTATTCCCTAAGATACCGCCTTCGTTAAGTTGCAGGAAGGTATAACCCGTCTCCTGAAACACATCAAAGACATCCATTATCGACTCCAGTATCGTTCTAAGCGCCAAAAGTCACTACGAACTTTACCGTTTCTCACCTTACCGATATCACATAATGAGTAGCGGCGGATTGTTGCGGCGTTGTCGATAACGAACTGATTGTATACAGAGTTGTCGTTGTAAGAGATAGAGAAATCCTCCACCTTCTTCGACTTGACGTTGCCGTTCCCCTTGTTCATCTTACCGACGAGGGCAAATAGTTGGGCAACAAGTAGCTGAAGGTCGCCTGGCATAGTATCATCAGCGAATCCCCATGTGGCGTCGATCACTACTTCACTGTTTCCGCAAAGTTTGTTCTTCAGAACGATAGAGTTAAACCATGCAGCATTTCTTTTATCCCATTGTCGTATCGAGTAGTCAGCAGCGTCCAGGAGTTTCCCGTTTACTGTGACACTCGATACTTCAACAAAGACATCAGTGAATACCGTACTATAGCCATCACGGCCGTCGTACGTTCGCTCTTCAGCGATTGAATCCACTGTGCTACATATCATCGACTCTAGTCGTTCGTATGCAATGTCAAGGTACAATTCTTCGTTAGCTGTTTCAACAGAGGTAAGGGGACGCCCTAGTAACTTAGCGAGCTGTGCTGCGTCAATCATTCGTTTGTCCCCTTTCTTAATCTGTTAATTGTTAGCTAGCTGAACCTGCACCGATTGCTACTGCAGCACGAAGCTTAGATAGCGCACCACCGGCGTAGATTTCTTGGAGGTACTCTTGTTTGTTCTGCTTCAAGATGAAGTTTGTGTACGCTTCGATTGTGTTGTCACCAACAGTTGTGTAAGCGCTTGGAACAAAGATGTACGCATCGTTTTCAGGGTCAGTTGTGTCGTCAAACCAGTCTGGTTCGATGCTACCAGCGAAGCCAAGGGCTCGGGCAATATCTGTTCCAGGGGCGAAGACGAATCCACCGTTAACTGATTGCATAAGAAGGATGTCTGTAAGGAATCCAGTCTTAGATACGAGGTACTTAGCACCTTCAGCTTTAACAAGATCACGGGCACGTACGAGAGTTTCGTATTTGCTTTCGTCAACACCTGGGGTGTATTCTACGGCAAATGTACCAGCACCAGCTGCGTCATCTTTCAATGAGAGGAAGCTGTCGATCTTGTAGTCAGATCCATCAACACGGCCATCACCAATGACGATAGCACGTTCAACTTCACGAACAATACGGCGAGGAAGTTCAGAGAGTACGTAACGAACAAGCGCACCTGTGTCGCGGTTCTCTTTGATGTCTTCTTTGTTAAGGGTAATGTACTTGTAGATGAATTGAGCACGGATAACACGGTCAGAGATCGTGATAAGCTCTTCAGCTTTGTCCTCTTCTTCATCGCGGTTGTAACCCTTCGCACGTGATGGTTCACCAGTTTGTGAGTCCCATGCAGCACGGAAGACAGTTAGACCAGTTTTGTTCACGAGGTTCCAGATTGTACCACCTTCACGGAAAGCGTCTTCGATCTCAGTGATCAATGCGCTTGGTAGAAGGATTTCAGGGTTTGTGACACCCATTGTTGCGAGTTTAGCGCCCCAGGCGTCCTTGACTTCTTGTGCTGTCTTACCAGCGTTGTCAACAAGGACTTTTGCGAAGTCTTCGATTGATTGACGAGTAGATAGGTATCCACTTGTTGGTGCAGCTGATTCTTGCTTAGGAGCCTTTGCTTGAATTCCTTCTGTACCAGGTGCTGCGTTTGCTGCAGCAGCTGCTTCAGCTTCGAGCTTCGCTTTCTTTTCTGCTTCGGTCATTTCGGTTGTTTCCTTTTCGACTGGGTTGTTTTCTTCACCGGGGATGGGATCAGTCACGGCCTCATCTTCAGCTTTTTCCGGTTCGGGTAGAATTGGATCTACTACTGGTTCCGGTACCACAGGAGTCTCAGGTTCTTCTGCTTCAGCAACTACCTTTTTATCTGAGTGCTCGATCGCCGTAGTGATCGCTTCAGCGGTGGCCTTCATGCTAAATGCAAATGCACCCTTGTTTTGGACTGCTTCTGATCCCTCTTTCTTGACTGACTTGGCCAATGTATCAGCGAACCCTAGTTCGACTGCTTTCTCGGCGGACATCCAAGTTTCGGCATTCACAAGCTCGGTTACTTCTTCGAGAGAAAGACCTGTACGATCTACATAGATCGGGAAGATGCTTTCTTCGATAGTCTCAAGCAGCTCGATCGTCTTCTGCATCTCTTCCACATTGCCCCAGGCGATTGTTGAAGGTCGGTGGACCATCATCATTGAGCCGGGTGACATGATGATGTGATCACCAGCCATTGCAATTACTGAAGCGATTGAAGCGGCGAGGCCGTCAACACGAATGGTAACTTCTGCATCCAATTCACGGAGAGCGTTGTACATAGCGAGGCCCGCAAAGACGTCACCACCAACAGAGTTCAAAACTACTGTCAACGGTTGGCCTTTAAATTGCTGAAGTTCTTCACGGAGTTGCGCAGGAGTTGCCTCGTCGCCCCACCATGATTCGTCAGAAATCACGCCTTCAATGTAAAGCTCTTTCTCCGAAGACGATACTTCGTTTCGGATTTGCCAGAATTTCTTCATGCTTTTTACCTTTACTTTGTTAAGTTCAGACGCCGCTATAACATCTCAAAAAGAGCATTACTTTGTCTACTCCTAATTATATCAAACGGACTTGATCGGCTTCTTCGGTGGAGTCTCGTCGATTGTAGCCTTGGCAGTGAGCGCAGGAGCGCTGTCGCTTATGATGATCTTGTAATTGTTCTTTGCGCCACAGCCTGCGCAGGGCATCTCCTGGATCATGACGTTACCAGTTGCGGTGAACTGATAGCGACCACAGTGCTGACAGGTTATCTTCATTACACGACCCTGTAGATTGGATAGCATTGGCCGTTAGCGTGAATATCGTGTCCGGCGTTGTTGTCCCAGTTGTTGACGAAAGTGCCTCCATCGACTCCGGTGATCGTTGCGCCCTTCTTGACCATAGTCTTCTTCACAGGGAACCACACATCGACACGAGCTAAACAGAACTCACATGGGTTCGGTCCACCAGTCATCATAGACTTCTCGATCGTTGCTTCTGAATCATCCTGGATCTTGATCATTGCTTCAACGCTTGCGATACCACCTGAACGGTTGATCTCACTTGTTGAAAGGCGAGTCACCCTCCATGCGTCAGTATTCATAATGTTTCGGAGTGCAGCTTCTGATTCGCCACGTGTCCAGTTCTCATCAAACGCCTTCGCCAGGACCGCTCTAATAGCCTCAGTCGTGTCTTTTGAGTATGAGTCCACAATTGTCCTCAGGTACTTGCGGTAGCGATCAGAAGCATCGTCTGAGAGTTCGTACGCAGTTGAAGGTGGATCAATGCCTGCAGCACGGATAAGGTTTCGGCCTTCTTCCCATTGAGATGTACCAGCGTACAAGAGTACACCAGAGATAATGACCATCATGTCATCAACGAAGGTATCTTTGTCTTCGTCAGTCGCCGCAGTATCGACATCAACAGGATCAAGAGTTGCGATAGCCCGGTCGACTTGCTTCTGCATCAATGCACGTGGTGGTACTTGAA